GGAGTCGTCCCCTTGGAAACTCTATGCAGGATCTCCGCTGATCCACTCTCTACGCCGAAACACAGCCATGAGCAGCCAGCCGCGGCGAAGGCCTCGGCCTGCTCGCGCGTCAACAGGTCCGCCCGCGCGTTGGCCTTGAACCGCATGCGGAGCGGAGCCATTCGCCGGCAGAGGTTGAGCAAACGGCCGTTCAATAAATTCATCTCATCGTCATGGAAGACCAGGGAGCCGAAACCCATATCCTTCAACTGGCCGATCTCCTCGATGACGTTGTCGACCAGCCGCGCGCGCACCTTGCGCGTGCTGGCCCACCGCGAGCAGAAAGCGCAGGCAAATGGGCAGCCCCGTTGCGAGACAAGCGAAGTTGCGGCTTCTCCGTCCACCGCGCACGAATAATCCGCGATCGGCACCAAATGACGCGCCGGAATCGGGTAGCGGTCGACGTCCACGGGCCCGCGATCCTCGCCATTCCCAGCAGCCAAAGCGATGATCGTTTCCTCTCCGTCTCCCGCGATGCCAACATCCGCGCCCAGGCGTTCCGCATCCCTGCGCACCGAGAGGTGCGGCCCTCCAACTGCCACCCGCACGCCCGGATAGTGATCGCACCGACGCAAATTGGGCCGTGACGCAGGTCACTCCGATCAGTGATGGGTCATATCCGTCGAGCGTCTCGCCGGGTAAGTTCAGATCGACCACCCGCGGCCGGAACCCGTGCGCCTCGAGCGCGGCTCCCAAATAGAGCAGTCCCAGGGGAGGCACAAAGGCCGGCTCTGCGAGGAACTCGGACCGCGGATTGATTAGAAGAACTTCCTTCACCTTGTCGCCTTCAGTTATTCGGCCCGATCCCGAGGCACATCAACACGGCGTAGATGTTCATCCGCCTCACGTTCTCCACAGCCTGAATCACGAATTGCGCGCCGTCCGAGGTCTGAATTCGCTTGTTCGCTGTGAACTCCGGCCGAAACCACATGGTGACCTTGACGTAAACCTGCGAGATATCCTGACCGGCTTTGATGATGTCGGTTCCCCGGAGGTACTCAAAATCAGCCCACGCCGTCACGGGAATATCATCTGCCCGGTAATCGACCTTCGCGCCCGACGCATCCGACCCCGCGACCTGCTGCAAGAGAGTGATCTGATGCCGGAACCGTCCAGGATCAACCGTGGGCCAATCGGAGCCGAGCGACATTCAAAGCCTCAAATCCATGACCGGACCCAAGACCGCTTTCACACAATCGCGCGCCTTGGCGTCGAAACTGGGAACGCGGTTCACGTACCAGGCGTTCACCAAGACCTTGATGGCAAGCTTCAGCAGTTCCCAATGCCCCGGCGTACCATTGGTGACCAGGAGCGCGGTCGCCTCCCCGCCGGTCAATGCTGGATCGCGCATCGTCGCCGCGCCGGAATCGTCGACCGAGGCTATTACCGTGTTCAGGCACCCTCCAAGTACGCCAGCCCCTGGGATCGAGATCGGCTGGCCCACGTTCGATTGAGTGAAGGAACCGCCCGTGAGGGCGTCGGCGCCGCTTGTTGTGGTCACTGCCATCGGCGTGGCGTAGCCGACCTTGTAGTTCACCTGCACGGCATTGACGACCACGCGAGCCACGGGCCACATTTGGCCGAACAGCGGCGTGAGGCGCGCCGGCTGTGATTGCAGATCCAAGACGAAGTTCCATTCTGCCGGGGCGTCTGGATGCCCGTTCGTCATGTCCGCAACGGCGCCGTTGGCATCCTGGTAAACGAATGCGACCAGGTTCTGCACGGGCGGATACGGAAGCAGGATTGCGTAACGAATGCCCACCAGCACGGCGTTCGATCCGGAGACGAAGGGAGACGACACCTTCTGGCCGGCCAGCTTCATGTCGATGTAACCGGGGAAGAAATCCATCATCAGCGCCCAAGTCTGCTGAACGAAGCGGCGCTGTGTGAGTGTTTCGCACCACGCCCGCGCCGCTACTTCGAGCGTCGTCAGGACGTCGTCCTGGGAGGCATCGCCCTGGTCCATGCGGAGCATGTCCTTCAGCTCTTGCATCGAGACCGGTTCAACGAGCGGCGGATTAACGCAGATAAGGGCCATCGTGTTTCCTTCCGTCTACATAAAAAGGCGCGCGGCCCGAGCCGAAAGCCCAGACCGCGCGTCGTTGAATTAGCTCAGCGTGACACCGCTGCTGGCCATCACGTACCACACGCCGTTGTAGGCGTACAGTTCGACAAACTGCCCAACCGTGCCACCAAAGGTGGCAATGTGCTTGTTGCCGTTAAGGCCACTGGCAGGGGTGGTGATCGTATGCGCGTTTCCGGTGGTATCCACGAGCGAGAGTACCTGCCCGTCATTGCCACCAGCGGACGGTAGGCCCGCGGTGGGGACTGCCAGCGTCAGCGCAGCAACGCCGGCCTTCGTGATCGGCAGAAATCCCTGTGTGGCCGAAATAGCCCCGGAGGCCGACTGAGGAATTACTGCGTACGGAGCATCGAGAGCATTGATAGCAGGGTCATTGCCCCCGCCCTGCTCGGGAACGGTCGATTTGATAAGGTTCAAGTTGTCTACCTTTCCGGTTGATTTACGCGGCTCAGTCGATAATCAGACCGAGCCGCGCTCAGGGTTAGCTCGCGGCGTTGACGCCGACGGCTACCGGGTGCGTGCCGGCATCGATGAGTTGGGAGTCGAAACGCTGGAAGGCGATGAAACCGACCTGGAGGTAATCGGCGTAGCGCTCGACCAGCCGCATGACCGTCGTCCCTCCGGCCACTTCACGCACCTTGAAGGTGCTCATGTCGCCGAACAGCATGGAATCGGCGGAAGCGGCCGGCACCGCCATGTCCTGATTGATGATGTAGGGATGGTCGAGGATGAGCGGTTTCGCGGCAACCAGGTCCACCATGGCGCCGTCGCGGAAGCTGGCCGTCAAACCGGGCTGCCACAGGGGACGGTTGTTTCCGTCCACCAGCTTTTTGATGGCCTTCAACGTGGCGTCATTGAACATGAAGTAGGTGGCCGGGTTGAAGCGGTAGGCCGGGTCCACCGCGTGTTCCAGGTTCACCAGATCGGCGTAAGCCGGGCCGAGCACGCCAGCGCCGGAGTTACTGGCGAATTGGGAAGTGCTGCCGGCCGCGACAGCGGCGGTCACGATGCCGTTAGGTTCGCTGTTGCCTGAACCGACCGTGCATTTGTTGTTGTACAACCGGCCCAAACGGGTGCCGAGCAAGCGAGCAGTCAGGGCGTCCATGTCGAAATAGGCGTCTTCGATCAGGGCCAGGGGGATCAGCACCAGGTCCGAAGACCCGATGTAAGCGTTGAACGTCACCTGATTGAAGACGATGTCGGTTTCGGTCACCTGGGTGTTGACGCCGAGAATGCGGCCCTTGTTGGCAGTGTCGTTGACGGTCGGCCAGGGGAAGGGGTTGCCGGTCTCGGTGGTGAACTTATCGACCACTCCGGCGATTCCGCCAAACCACTTCTTGGCCTCTTCGAGTTGCTTGCTGAACCCGGCCGGGATCAGGTAACCGCCGCCCGTGGTAGTGAGCGTCTGGGCATTCCTGATACTCAGGTCTTGCCGCATGAACTTGCGCTCGTCGGCGTCGAGTCCGGCAATACCGTTGCGCAGAAACTTCGAGAAAGCCCGGTCCGCCGGAGATTTCTGAGCCTGCTGTTTCGGGCTGGTACGGAATTCGTCCCGGAGCTGCTCGACTTGCTGTTCGTCGATCCGACCTTCCGGAACCTTACTCAGGTCGGCCCGTATGGAGTCGGACTTCTCCGCCGCCTTAATGCTGTCTTCCAGGGCCGTGTAATCGGTTTCCAGCGCGTGGAATTTCTCGCGCTCTTCCGAAGTCAGGCCCCGGTTGTTTTCTTTCTTCGCGCCGTCGATGATGGCCTGCATACCAGCGGCCAGACGCGGCAGTTGCTCACGTAACGCCTTAGCGTACATAATTTTTCCTTTGCGTGATTGGGATTTGAACTACTCCCCGGCGTTCATACCGGAGGCGCCGCCTGCGGACACGCCGTGTGCCCACCGCGTTCGCTTGCTCGGTTGCCTGGTTAGGCCGAAGCCAAAACAGTCTGGTCCGTTGCTTTTATCGAAGTCGAGACTACTCTATCGAGTACCAAAAAGACGCCATCGGCCATTTCTGCGCCGCATTTATTCGCTAGCCCCCGCGAGAGTTGTTCGATCATTGAGATAAATTCCAACACCTCTGGGCCATTGAGTTCCACTCCGGCAAGTAACTCAACGGTCTTTATGATCGGCATCCATATTCTCTCCAGGTCTGCCGTTGTTCGCTTGGACCTGATGAGGGTTCTACCGCAGGCGTCTCTTACAATCGGTCGGAGAGCCATTACTAGCCCCTTTAGTGCGCTATCCGATACAGCCAGAACACTTCTCCGCGTGGCTGGGTTTACAATCGCTTTCCGTACTTCCCTGTGCAGTGGCCAGATACGGACCAACAGGATGTTGCGCAGTACCTCACATACTTCGGGGCTGTCAGAGAACCACTCCCCGTCGCGGCGATGCTCCGCAAACATCCGATGCCACTCCGCTTCGTGGTCTCCATCCTGTACTGCGATAACACTGAGCGGGGTCGAATTGGCCGTCTGTAGATCATTGAGACGCGCGGCCACAGAGCGAGACGTGCGCCCGATCTTGATGTGGCCGGTCAGTGGGTTCCTTAGAAAATATGTCTGCATGACCGCACGATTGAAGTATAGGCAGCGAGTCCGGCCCACCGCCCGAAATGGCGCACGGCTAAAGTTCGCCCTTTATCAACGTATGCCCACGGAGCATCATCAGCCGGTCCTCGTAAAGGAGGGTATCCGATTCGGCGGAAACGTGCGTATGCGCGCTCGCCCTCATCGGGCAATCTTGGCAATTCTTATCGGCGCAGTCGGCGTTCGTGCAGCTTCCGCAATTGTTCGCAGCGCAGTTATCGCACGAACACTCACAGTCGCCGTAACCGGCCCCCAGATTCTTCGCCGGAGCGGGCCGAGTTGCATCGCCGGCCTTGAGCGCCTCGGGTACGTTTTTCATTCGAGCCAACGCTTTGAAGCCGCGCGCCATCGCCATTGCTTCCGCGGACCGTTCGTCGGGTTCCTCGGCGATCTGGGTAGCGAAGCCATCGCGCAAGCAGTCCTGAGCGGACATCCAGGTTTCGGCGGACATCAGCGCCTTGATCTCGTCGGCCGTCTTACCGGTGCGTTTCACGTAGGTCTGGCCGATTGATTCGGACACCTTATCGAGTAGGTCCGCCGTCTTACGCATTTCCGCCGCGTCGCCCCGGCAATCGCACCAGGCGTTATGGATCATCATCATGGAACTTCCCCCCATGGTGATGGTGTCTCCGGCCATCGCGATGATGGAGGCGGAGGAAGCGGCCACGCCGTCCACATACACCGCCACCGGTTTACCCTGCGCGCGCACCAGGTTGTGAATGGCGATACCCTCAAAGGCGTCTCCGCCTGGAGAGTTGATCCGCAAGGCAATCGAGGAGTACTCGCCGGCGCCGTCCATTTGTTTCTTGATGGCCGTTGCACTGATAAAGCCATCGGTGGGGTAGCCCCATGCTTCCAACATGGACAGGGTAGCCGTGTCTACGATATCCCCGTAGACCAGCATTTCGAGTGTCCCGTCATCCTTCAGGGAAGCCCGAAAGCCGGGCCTCATCCCCGTGGCCGCG